TTTAAAAGAAACAAATAAAAATGAACAAAATATTAATTTAAATGACTTTGTTACAAGTATACAAAATGCTGTTTCTAATGGTACATTAAACTTACCTTCTAGGGATATACCACAAAATCAGAATCATTTAACACAAGATGAAAATATTCAACAAAATTTTATACCAGGTAATAGCGAAGATTATATAGAACAAGATATAAATAAAAATAATATTATTAATGAATATATTAAAAATGAAAAAGTTAATAATAAAACAGATGAAATATATAATCAATTACAAACGCCTATACTACTCTCTGTTTTATATTTTATATTTCAATTACCAGTAATTAAAAATTTATTTTTAAAAATATTTCCTTTTTTTTATCATAAAGATGGAAATTTAAATTTAAATGGTTTTATTGCAAATAGTTTTTTATTTGCAACTAGTTATTATTTAATTAATTATTTAATTGATTATTTTAGTATCTAATTTTATTATTTTAATATTTCCTTGTTCAGCGAAATATTTAACTAACTCATCATTATTATAATCTTCAATATAATATATCTCTTTTATACCTGAAGCAGATAATAACTTTACACAATTTAAACATGGATAATGTGTAATATATGCAATACTGTCTTTACAGCTTACACCTCTTTTAGCACAATCTGTAATTGAATTTTGTTCTGCATGAATTGTAGCTACTTCATGATTATTACGCATTATTTGTTTGTGTTCAGCACCAGGCAAATATCCATTATAACCTTGTGATATAATTCTATTATTATTAACTAATAAACATCCAACTTGTAATCTTTTACAAGGTGAACGTTTAGATGTTAATATAACAATATCTTTAAAATATTCTTTCCAGGTTGGTCTTTCTTCCATAAAAATTATATATTATAATTTTTATGTTATTTTTATTTATATTTTGGTTTCCATTTTTTAAAATTATTACTATAAATCATGGATTGAACTGGAACGTGTAAACAAAAATTTTTTGGATACCCTTGTTCAATACAACTAGTATATGATTCATAACCTTCTATTATATTATTGTTATTAAATAACCATAAAATAATTAAAGAAACTAAAATTATTCTAAAATACATATATTATATTTTTATTTTTTTATTTTTTTATTTTTTTTTGTTTTTTTTAATACTTTACTTGGATTATATCTAAAATAACTATATAAAAATTTTCTACTTTTTTTATTTTTAGAATATATTTTATAGTTTATACTTTTTTCTTTACGTATATCTTGTATAGTTTTTTGTTTTCCATAACATTCTGAAACAAATCTTTTTAATATTCCTTGTTGTTTATTTTTATTTTTTAATTGAACTTTAAATAAATAATGTGCCATACATAACAATCTGTATTTATTGTAATATGGTTTGTTTATATATAAAAATTTTAAATAAAAACCAATAATAGTATCAATTGTAGCTATTTTAATTATTTTATTATTCATTTTAATAGTATTATAACTATGACAATTATTAGGTATATATATATAACAAATTGGTATATCATTAATTTTAATTTCATAATGTTTGGGTAATACATCTTGTATTCCTTTAATACTGGTGGTAATTATATTATCTATATTATTACTTTTTAACTTATCTTTTATTTTCTTAATACATTTTTTTGGATTTTTAGATAAAACATCAAAATAAGGATTATCAATATAATGTCTTTTTGTTTTTATTTTTGACATATGAGTACTTAGTAAATTAAAAGCATAACCACCAAAAAATACAACTTCTTCTTCAATAAGTAAATTTTTTACAATATTATATAAACTTTTATCATTACTTTCAAATTTATTTTGAAAATATTGTAAATCACAATCATAATTTAAAATAGGATATTGTTTATTTAATAATTTTAATCTGGTAAATACCTTTTCCCATCTACTAGGATCATTTTGAGGTTGTGATAATTCATTATACATTGACATTCTTAAATAATTCGGTGGTGCATAATGTATTTTATCTAAAATTCTAGATGATTTTTTTAAATTAATAAATATATCTTTATGTAAATATGTAATATCAGCAACTGGAACAAAATTTACAAAAATTTTAAATGTTCCTTCATGAACACCGACTTTTGCTTCAACATCATTAAATCCTGCTCTATAAATTTTATTTGCTAATGTCTTCGCATCTTGAAGTGGTTTTGTAGAAAAAAAATCATAATCTGGTATATAAAAGTCATCTGAATAAAATTGTAATTCTTTAGGTAATATATTATTAATCGCAATACCTCCATAACAAATCAATTCTTTATCTTTTATAAAATTTTCTATAATTATCATAACATCTGTTATTTTTCTTTTTTTAATTAAGTTTTTAGTTTTTATTTGTTCTGCTTTTTCAATACTTTTTTTTAATTGAATTGTTTCTTTATTATTCATTATATATAATATTATATTTTAAAAGAATAAGAAGGTTCATTAATTATTCTTTCACTATAAGAAAGTTCTTTTTTAGGTTTTTCTGGTTTAGTTATAAATTTTGGAATATGTCTTAAATTATCTGGTTTTAATATAAATGCAGAACCTTCATCTTCAAACATTTTATTATAAAATTTTAAATTATTATTAATATTTTGAAATGACATTGCAATAAATTGACATCCTGTATTTTTTGCAATTCTTGAATCTGGATTTTCTATATTCACTTTTATATCAGGATGACATAATGTCATATTTTGTTTATTGTAATTAATTAATTCCTCAATATCATGTGAAAATTTTACATCGTGAAAAGGAATACATCTCATAAATGGAGAGTTACTTGAAATATTAACATATTCATTTAATTTAGTTCCATTTGAACTTATATATGACTTATCTACTATAATTATTACTTTTCCCAGTAAATCTTTTAATGAAGTTTTACCTAGATTTTTTCTATTATTTTCATAACTATAATTTCTACCTAATAATCGCGAACCTAATTTATGTGATAAACTATTTGCCATTTTATTAAGTATTTCTTTATTTCTAGTTTTTATTCTAAAATGAAGAATTAAAGGATCATTCGGATTTGGAGAATAAGAACCTGAAAAAGCTCTATTTGAAATATGTATTAAAGCATCTGTAAAATCTATATGATTAAAACTTTCTTTAATATAATAACTATTTGTTGAAGATATTGCTATTACTGGTTTATTATCTAATGAATAAATTTCAAAATCTAAACATCTAACCCCTTGTTTAATACAAGTTTCAAGAGCATTTATATGTACAAAACTATTTTTTAAAGAACCTGTAGCACAACAATTAAAAGCTGATTTAACATAATAGTCATTTAAATTATAATTAGTATTATTCACATTAGAAATACTACTATTATTTTTAAAATAACTAGTTATTTTTTTACTACTATTTCTACTTTTTATACTGATTGGAAATTTTAATGAAATCCAAAATATTATTAAAGACGTAAGTAGAATACATATTATTATACTAATAATAGTAAATGAGAATGTTTTAAATTTTATGTTATCCATACTATTTATAATAAGTATTTATTAAAATTTAATAAGTTAAATAAAATATACTTTATATATATTATGCCGGGAGGTTTACTAAATTTAGTTTCTTATGGAAATCAAAATATAATGCTAAATGGTAATCCAACAAAAACTATGTTTAAAAGTACATATGCCAAACATACTAATTTTGGATTACAAAAATTTAGAATAGATTATCAAGGAAATAAAATGTTAAATATGAGTTCATCAACTCATTTTGATTTTAAAGTTCCAAGATATGGTGATTTATTAATGGATACATATCTTGTTATTCAACTTCCACATATTTGGAGTCCAATTAAGCCACCAACTAGTAACGATAGTGCTGTAGTTGAGCATTTATGGAGACCTTATGAATTTAAATGGATTAAAAATTTAGGAACACAAATGATTGAACGTGTTAGATTTACAATAGGAGGTCAAGTTATACAAGAATATACAGGACAATATCTTGTAAATATGGTTGAAAGAGATTTTGATGAATCTAAAAAAAAACTTTATTATCTTATGACAGGTAATATTGCTGAATTTAATGATCCTGCTAATAGTGAAAAATCAAATAATATTAATCAATATCCTAACGCATATGTTTCGAGTGATCCAAATAAAATTCCAGAACCATCAATTAGAGCAAGAAAATTATATATACCTTTAAATATTTGGTTTACTCTTTCATCTAAAATGGCGTTTCCTCTTGTAGCTCTTCAATATAATGAACTACATATAGAAATAGATATTAGACCAGTTAAAGAATTATTTGTTATTAGAGAAACAAATTCAACGTTATTGAATGATTATAATGATTCTACCAATATTGTACAAACCCTAAGTGGTGAACATTTTCATATTTATGAAAATAATTTTTATCATCAACCAGACTTTAACAATGAAGACGAACAATTTTATAAATTTATTCATCCTCCACCAGATATAAGTTTAAGTAATTATACAGATAAAAGAACCGATTGGAACAGTGATATACATTTGATAAGCACTTATGCTTTTTTAACCGAGGATGAAGTAAAAGTATTTGCTTCTAATTCACATGATTATCTTATAAAACAAGTACATAATTATAGTATTAATAATATTATTGGACCACAAAAAACAAAAATAGATAGTAATGGATTAGTAGCTAATTATATGTGGTATTTTCAAAGAAATGATATTTATTTAAGAAATGAATGGTCAAATTATACAAATTGGGCATATGATTTTATACCTGTAGATATTTTCTCTCCAGACCCTACCTCAGCACAAAATCCAAATAGTCAAACAATAAAACTATGGGGCGGCTTAGGCGGTGATGGAATAACACCAGATACTGATGGTGATGGCACACCTTCTGGTATATTAATAACAGGTGATTATGTGCCAGATAATGAAAAAAATATTCTTAAATCATTAGGTATTATTCTTGATGGCAAATATAGAGAAAATTTATTAGATGAAGGTATTTATAATTATATTGAAAAATATGTAAGAACGAGTGG